ACCTGTATTAGCTGCTTTTACTTGTTGCTTTCTTGCTTGTTTTTCAACATTAGCAGTTTGCTGAGTAACTGTTTTACGTTCTTTCCAGAGTGTAAACAATTCATCAGCAGAGTCAGCATCGTATTGTTGATCAGCTGCTACAAATAACTGAGTCCTAATTTTAGAAGCTTTAATCCATTCAGCAAACTTAGAATCGTTCAAGATTTCTTGCATATCAGGATGCTTACTTTGAAGCATAGCAAGAGAAGCTTGTTTTTTATATTGCGAAGAGTATTCTTCAGCTTCTTTAATTTTAGGATGATTCTCAATAGCACGATTAACGGCTGCTTGAGGATCTGTAAAATAGTCTATATCGTCTTCAGGCTCAACAGTTTGTTGAGGTGCTGCTTGTTGTGTTTGACTACTTATGTAATCATCAACAACTTTACGAAGCTCGCCTACTTCAGAAGACTGACGACCCAAAAGCTTTTCAGCTTCTTGGTGCATTTGTACTACTTCTTCTAAAGACTTACCTTGGTATTTTTCTGGTAAGGTTGATTCAGGTTCTGAAGATTGCTCAACTTCTTCTTGTTGAATCTCGTTTGCTTCGTTTTCAAGGGTGTCCACATTTTCCTCTTCAGGTTGTGGATCAAGCATCATAGCTCGTGACATAATTAAACTCCGTGATCATTATCATTATGGAGACTTCTTTTTACCTGCTTGTTCGTGCTCTCGTACCCATTTCATATGGCGTCCGGGAAAATCTCCGGAATGGCCTTCAAGTACAAAAGACGGGGCAGATACCATTTTAGTAGCATTAGCACCACAACCGCACCTACTGGTTGTAACGCCAGACTCTACCATTTCTTCAAAGACATGTCCGTTAGTACAACGGAAGTCATAAATTTTAAACATCTACAGGTTCTTCTAGTTCAGCTTCTGCTTGATCGCGAGCAGCTTCAATAGTAGCTTGTAGATTTATAACAGTTGCAAAAGCAGCTACTTGACCTTTACGAAAAAATAAATCTTCCTGATCTTTAACTGTTTGAATGTCTGCCAACTGTGTTGCATTGTTGGAAAGTTCATTTACGAGTTGTTTGAAACCTTCGCTATTAAATAAAACAGCGTAGTTATCAAAGTAAGTTTCAAGCTCGGTGTCCATAGTTTCCTCTGTTATTATATTATATAGTTATATTATAACACATTTTTATGCATTTGTCAAGCATTTCTTGTAGTTTTTCTTCTACGTCCTGACGCAGTTACTGCATGAGCAATACGTTTTGGTCCTGTTTTACGTCGAGCAGAAGAAGCTTTTTCAGCTTTGGTCATCTTAGCTGCAACAGCTTTAGGACGACAAGAAGGGTAGGGACGCTTAGACTCGCCTTTCTTTGCAGACTTACGTCCACAAGGTTTACCTGTCTTAACGTCTACCCACTCCTCCTTAAACCACTTCTTAAGAGCAGCGCCTTTCTTACTTTTTCTTACGGCCACTTTTATTACCCCAGTTCTTAGCGCCTACCTTTCGGCATTTGGCGACTGCACCTGATGCGTACGCAGAAGGCCAGACTTTGTACCTAGCTTTAACCTTACGCGCACAAGCGTCGTTAGCTTTCTTACGTTTGGCTGGCATTAGTAACCTCGTTGTCCACCGGGACGCATTGGCTTCTTTTTCTTTTTGTTAGTAGCTGCACGTTGTCCACGCTTTGGTAGGCTTTTGGCTTTAGGTTTCATCTTATAGCCGGGCATAGCTTTCTCCTTTGCTGTCTTAGACAAGTCTTCAAAATGGAAAAGTTTTACAGATGTTTTTCCGTGAGTTTTTCCTGAGTGTAATGAACCGTCAGGCATCTTGTGTGTACCGCCTTTGTATTCAGTACCGTCACGTTTATAATGTTTTACACCTTTAGCCATAATATTACCATTTTTTGCATGACCAGTATCTGGCTGTTAACTTACTGGGTGGGTTAGTGTCACACTTATGACGCGCTCTGAACGACTTGCGCCGTTTAGGTTGATCTTTTTTAATAGTCATCTTGGCGTCACCAAAACGAATAGTCTTAGTTTTGTCACCTTCCTTGGCAACTACTACAAACTTCTTAGTTGGGTGATTAGGCGTCCGTTTTGGTTTGTTGTACCCGCTTACGCCCGCTCGTGCTAGTTTTGGGTCCTTGGACTTTGGCATTACTGAGTTCCTCCACCTTGCGTTCCAACTGGTCTAGGCGCTCCCATTGGCTGTTGAATTCTTGGTTGACTCTCTGCAGGAGCAGACGTAGTTCGTGGTCTGTTAACATCTGTTTTACCTTCTATTTGTCGTTCTTTAAGGAGAGTCTCAGCGACACGCATACGTCGTTCAAACTCTTTATCTTCTTGATCACCTTCTTTTAGGTTACGAGTAATAGCGTTAATACGATCGATTTCAAGCTCTTGTGGCACTGCCTGAGCTTCAGCTGCAAGCTTAGTAGCTCTTGCCTGCGACTCTTGAGCCTGAGCAGACAATGCTGCTGTTTGTGACTGCTGGAATGCCATTTGTGCCTGTTGTGCTGCCATAGCCATTTGTTGTGCTTGCGGATTAGGCTGCATCGCTTGTTGCATAGCTGCTAACAGTTCTTCACGGTTAGACAAGTTCATGTTGTCAATAATGCTTTGGATCAATGTATTATACAACGGTGACTGCCGATCCATAGTTTGCAACAGCTGTACAAGCTGAGTAACTTCGTATTCTCTTGCAATAATACCCAATGTACTACTAGCATTAAACTTGTAGTCAGCTACAGGGTACGACTCAGGATCAAACTGCATATACCGATGTGCAGCTTTCTTAACAAACGGTAACAAGAATGACTGCTGAAAATTAATTAGTGTTCGCTTATGACGTTTAATAATAGCGCCAAGAGACATACTGATACCAGCGGCAGTAGCCTCGCCATTAACCTGACCTGCAATTCCTGCTGAGTCAACGGCTCCTGTTGCTTGCTGTACCATTTGCTGCAGTGCTCCTGCCTGAGCAAAAGTGATTTGATTAACTTGACCAAAGTTAAAAGGCTGTAAAACTTCACGAGGATCTCCATTAGTTAAGATCATCTTACCGGGGCGTACCTCTGGTTTTGCACCTCGTGGTAGACGAGTGGCGTCAATAGCCATCATTGGGTGGATAGTAAGGCTTAGTGCGTCAATTCTAGCTCGTAACTCTGTGTCAAGTGCTTTCTGACTGTTGTAGCCTTTTTCGCATACACCTCTACCCCAGAACCTGCCGGGTACTACGTCCCAAGGGAATGCAACCACAGGACGATCTTCCATCATGTAAGGATTGGCTTCTGCCTTAAGAAGTATACCTCCGTTAGCAATAACTACAACGGCCTCTACATACTTTGTTTTAGATTCTTCTTCAGGTACGTCTTCTTCGTTTTCTTCGCGTGTAACTGCTTCTAAAAGCTCTCGTGGCACTAAACCATAGTACTTAGTCAGTCGTACTTTGTCATCGTTGTAAATGGTAATATCTTGGTCAGGCTCAAGGTCAGTGTCAGGAGCAGCCATGCCTACGTATACGTCACGGTACACGCCTTGTTCTTGTAGTTGTTCTACTTGGTGTCGACTTACAAACTCATCAACAGCTACACCCATAGCGTCTTCAACGGACGTAGCTACAGGATCAATTAGGAAGTTCTGAGGCAATACAGGCTTAAGTTTAACTTTAACACGGTCTGTAATATTTACTCCTACTGCTTGCAAGTCTCCGCCCATAACAGGTTGAGTAGCAGGAGCCATTTCTTTCATTTCTTCAACTACAATTTCGCCAATCCCTGTACCAAAAACAGCAGCGTTAATAAGACACTCTGCAACTGACTTACGTACCATGCAGTTTTCAAAGTCTTCCGTTAATTTGTTACGCAGGAACAATACATCTTGCTTTTGCGTATCACCTAAGTTATCACTAACATCAAACCACTTACCACGACCAAACGTAGCTTCTTCTAGTTCTGCTACATTAGACTCAACTGCCTGTTGAAGTGCAGGAGAAATAATACGGGAACGCTCAGACCGACGCTCA